CGAGCGAAACCAAGTACGCCGTACCAGCCGATTGGACGGAAACGCATCAACTTGTCAACAATTGGACCGAAGATTACGTGTGGCTCTTCAGCAACTGCTTCTGCAAGTGCTTGCTTACCAGCAACTAATGTACGGAATACACGTACGCCGCCTGTGCCGTAAACGTAGTTAGCGTTACCGAATGTACCTGTTGCACCTGATGCACCAGATCCGTCAGTTGCATTGAATAGACGTGGTGACTCTACGAACATTGCGCCTTCGTAAGTACCGATAGTTCCTGGCCAGAACTCTGCTGAACCAGTCTCTGAGTACTTATGATCGTCACGCCATCCGCCTGAGCCAGTCTCAGCACGAAGATCGTGTGAAACTTCTGGGTGGATACCACACCAGTAGTACTCGCCTTGGCGAGGAACTACCTTGTTAGCACGTAGCTTTGCTACTGCTAAACGGATATCACGAGACTTAATAACAGAACCTGAACCGATAGAGGTTTGTGTAGTTCCGTTTGTGTATGAACCAGCGTATGTGCTGATTGCTGAACCTGTTGCACCAGTTTCTGCAATTACGTTTGAACCGAAGTTTAATTGACGTAATGCAACTGAGTCTAGAGAGTCAGCCATATTGAAAGCGATGATGTCAGCAATTGCTGGATCAACATCTGATAATGAGAACAATTCTAACTTGCGAGTTGCAAGAGAAGCGTTACCGTATTCGTTTAGTGTTACAGAAACTGTTGTTGTGTTTCCAAGTGCTACTGCATCTGGATCAGTTGTTTCTGTAAGTGGTGTTGTTGCTTGTGATAGATCTGTGTAGATTTGGAAAGCTACAGAAGATCCTGGCATTGCCTGTTGTACTGGGCGCTTATCTGCGACATCACGGATAAGAGGAACAGCACGAAGTGCGAACTCAACATAACGATCATAAGCGGTCTGTACTAGGGAAGTACCTAGGGACCCGCCACTGGTATCGGTATATGCGTTGGCCATTTGTTCACCTCTTTCTTGGGGTGTTGTTGTGCTTGGATGGGTTAATTACTACCGACGACGATTCATAGATTGACCAAAGACCAACATATCTAGTTCTTCTTTAGAAGCAGTACCAGATACTTTCGCAAGCAAATCAGCATCCCTTACAGGAGTATTTGCATTTTGCGTTGCAGCATTGATACGTTGATAGTTTGCTTTAGTTTCTTGTTTCGCTTCATCGGCTGGAGCATCCTGTGGCTTAGCAAAACCAAACACATCACTGTGTTCGTTTAACCAAGCATCAATCTGCTCTGGAGCAGTGACATCGCTAGGAATAAACTTAGCGATCTTGTCAGGTACTCCTTTTGAGGCCAATACTTCTTTGACTGAACGACTGCGTAGATCAGCCTGAATGTTTGCTAATTGCTCAGCAAGTTCTTTCTTTTCTTTCTCTGCTCGCTTTAACGCTTTGCGGAGATTTGCAGGACCATTATCTGTGTCTTGCACAGTATCCAGGTCATCGTCTTCATCATCATATTGGTTTGCCATTTGGCACTCCCTTTCGTTTATCGTAGATACGCAAGCCTCAGTTGCCTACAGGGGAATAGGTATCTGGCTCTTGCTACCAGTTTTTAAATACACGATTAGATACTGGTCGGTCTAATCGGAATCTATTGTTAGAGGATTCCTGTTTCCTCTACACCGAGGCTGCCTTTAGCAGCACCCGCAGATCCACTAAAGGATCCAATTTCTTGTTGACTTAATCTTTCAATATCTGCCCTAGCTTTAGCAGCACCTGATGTACCAAATGTAGAAGCAGTTAACTCTTGTCCAATATTTCCAGCATTAGCACCGTAGATTGAAGCAAGTCTTTGTTCTTCAGGTAGGGCTTGTGCAATATTTGCAAAGCCAGTTCTTGCTTGTGCTTGTGTAATACCTTGTGCTGCTAGTTCACCAGCGGTTTGTGTACCAACGCCTAATCCTTGACGTGCTGCCTCTCCACCAATTTGTGCGGCTTGAACCTTTTGAGCAATTACATTTGCTGCTGTCTTAGGATCAAGAACGTGAAGGATCATATCGCCCTTGCTTAATCCAAATTGTTGTTGAAGTGATTGCGTTACAAATGGATCAGCATTATCAATTACATCTCTTGCTGCATTAATACGGGTTTGAACTTCAGTTGGAGATACATCTTGAGCAATTAATTGACCTAATGCTGCGGTATCTTTATATACAGATTCTGGCAATCCTGCCTGAATCATTACATCTTTGTATGCAGCTTCTGTTGAAAGATACTCTGCTGGGCTAAGTACTGGTAAGCCTTGCTTTAAACGAGTTTGGTTAGCTGAGAATCTTGTTTGCCATTCAGGCTCACTTTGTAATTTAACTAAAGCAGTTGCGTCATCATAGCCACCAGTTGTAATAAGGCTTATGTACTTATCACCAAGTGCTGAAAGATCATATGTACTTAAAAGACCTTTTCCTGCTTCAATCCAATTAGTTCTTTGTTTTTGTTCTGCTGCTTGAGAAAGAGCAGTAAGTGTAGCAGTATTTGTTTTAGTAGATTCAGCACTAATCAAAGCTGCTTGATAGGTAGCATATGCTGATTGATCTGTGAATACTGTGCCATCTTTAGCAACATACTTTTGTTTTGTTAAATCATTAGCTGCAGAATCAAAGTTAATATTAGAATCGGTTACACCAAGATTTGGACTTGCTGGTGCTTGAGGAACATAACTAACTACGCCAGATTCTCTCATTAACTAACCTTTCCTAGTGTCTTAAGCAATCCACCTACGCCACCCATAACTGTGTTACGAGCATTATTTGTGTAACCCCAAGCAGGATTTGCTTTAACCATCTTTTCAAAGTCATATAATGCAAGTGGTTTAGGATTAGCAGGGTCAGTACCACGAAGGGCATCTGTAACCATTTTGCCGTATCCAGTTGTATCGCCAAGGTTTACTGCATCTGGTGATATCTCAAGTAGGTTTGCTAATGTATTGATATAAGGAGCAGCAATAGAACGGATACTCATACCAGCATCTAGTTGTGCAGCAAATGCACCGTAGTTTTGCTTAGTAGTTTTAAGGATATCTGCTTTCCAAGTATTTAAATCTGACTTACCAAGAAGAATACTTTGCGCTGCTTGGGTGTAATAATCTTGCCCACCAGCCAAAGTTAAGTTAGATAATCCATTATCGTAAGCGTAAGACTTTAATTGGCTTGCATAATCATATGCTGCGCCACCTGGAAGTGCTAGGTTAATTTTACCCAATTCAGCAATATGGGTTCTAAGTGCATTTGTATCTAAGCCTTTACCCCAAGATTGATCTAATGCCCACTCAACAATATTGCCAGTTCTATCGTGTATCTTATCAGGTGCTGCTTCTGGACCTAATTGATCTGGTGATAAAGCAATACCTTGTGCAACTGCAGTCTGAGCAATAAGAGTGCGTAAATTATTGTAAGACTGTGCGTATGTTGCAGGACCTTCTAGTCTTGCTCGCTCTGATGCTTGCCAAGTTTCTGCGTGATTTTTTGCCCAATCAGTATTTAATAACTCTGCTTTAAAGCGAGGCTCAAGCCAGTTTTCTTTACGTGCTCGGTCAAATAAAGCCTTAAGAGATGGATCGGAATTGACTAATGCAGCCTGTACGCCATATCTTGCTTGAAAGTCTGCGATCTGTGCAGCATCAGCAGTTGCTGTAGCAGCAGCTTTATCGGTAGCAGTTCCCTTACTTTTTAATCCTGACTTAGGTGTTTGGCCAGTTGGAGTTGATGCACCTTTTGTACCAGCAGGATTCACTTTATTTGTAACTAATGTTCCCGCTGCTGGAGTTTGTCCTACAACAGATGTTGAAGGAGCGCCAATGCGACCTTCTCTTACGTTTGCGGTTTCAACCGTACCAGTTGGTGTAACTGGTGTAGGTTTAAATCCTTCTACAGATTCAATTGGTTTAGCAGTTGGTACTGTTGTTGAAAGGTTTGGATAAGGTAATGCTCTACCCGCAGATTGAGCAGTGTCATTTGCGGCTTTCTTTTTATTAAAATCTTCTGTTGTTGCTTTTTGTTTTGCTTCATTTGCCTTGTCTAGGGCTGCTTTAATATCAGCATCTGTTACAGAAATTTTACCAAACTCATTAGTTTCTGAACCTTTAGTTGTTGGCTTACCATTCATATCCCAAATACCTAAAGATTGTAAAGCAATAGTCTTGCGTGCAGCATCGGCTAATTTAGGATCATCACTGTTTACATAGTCATTAACCTGAGCAATATTGATACCGCCATTAGGCAATTCTTTATTTAATTCATCAATATTGAAACCAGCAGCGGTAGATTTTTTAACTAACTCTTTGGTTGGTGTTGCGCCTAATTCATAAAACTTTCCATCACGAATAAAGCCAATCATTTTGCCAGTAGATTTATCCACTACTGTATTAACTACACCAAATGGGATGTTCTTATCTAGACCAATATTGATTACTTGATCTATCCAAGTATTTTTTGGTAAACTATCAGCCATTAGTAACCCCCAGAAAACGTATTCATTGCAGACTTCATAGCGTCAAAGTAAGTGGTTGCTGCTGTGTAATCGCCTGCTTCAGCAGTACCTTTAACAAGATTTGTAATGTAATCCTGTTCATTTAAA